ATTTACTTCTACTGGTAAGATTACTGCTGATGCTGGTATTGATATAGATAACTTTAACATTGATGGTACAACTATAGCATTATCTTCTGGTGATATGTTATTAGATAGTGCAGGAGATGTTATACTTGATGCAGACGGTGCTGATGTATTATTAAAAGATGATGGTACTCAGTATGGTGCATTAACAAATAACTCAGGTGATTTAATAATTAAATCTGGTTCTACTACCTCTGCTACATTTGATGGAGCGAACGTAACATTTGCTGGTACTGTTAGTCCTACTAGCCACTTAGATATGCCTGACTCTGCTATAGTTAAGTTAGGTACTGGTGATGATTTACAGATACAACATGACGGTACGAACTCACTTATAGCTAACTCTACTGGTACATTAAAGATTGCTACAGAGTCAAGTGGTATTCCTGTAACAATAGGACATACTACATCTGAAGTAACTATAGGTGATAACTTGACTGTTACAGGTAATCTTACAGTACAAGGTACACAAACAGTTGTAGATACTGTTACAATGAATGCAGAGAATGCTGTAGTATTTGAAGGTTCTACTGCTGATGAAAATGAAACTACGCTTACTATAATAGATCCTACTGCTGATCGTACAATTAACTTACCTAACCAATCTGGTACAATTCCAGTACTTGCAGCAGTAAGTGCAACGCAAGTTTCAGCTACTCCTGAAGAACTAAATATTATGGATGGTGGTACATCAGCTACTAGCACTACAATAGCAGATGCAGATAGAGTAGTTGTTAATGACAATGGTACAATGGTACAAGTAGCAGTTACAGACTTAGCTGCATACTTTGACGATGAAATAACTGCAATGCCTAACTTGGTAACTACAGCAGCTACCACAGTAGGAGCATTAAATAGTGGTAGTATTACTTCTGGATTTGGTGCAATAAATAATGGATCATCTAATATTACAACAACAGGCACAGTATCTTTTGGTTCACTTACTGATGGCACTGTAACGATTACAGACATAGCTGATGAAGATAATATGTCTTCTAATAGCGCAACTAAACTAGCTACACAACAAAGCATTAAAGCATATGTAGATGCAAACAAAAACGTAGAGGGTGTCTCAGCAACAGGTGCAGAAATAAATACTACATCTGATGGAGATACTACAGTAGGTACTACAGCAGTTGCAGGTGGTGATGGTATTGTCACTAACGATGCAGGTACAATGAGACAAACATCTGTAGATACGTTTGATACTTACTTTGCTGGTACTACTAAAACA